GCGACACTGTACAAGAAGTTGCAGGAGACATTGTATTTTTAGCAAAAGATGGTTTAAGAACTATATCAGGTACAGAAAAAGTTGGAGACTTTAATTTATTATCTATATCAAAAGTTATACAGAATAAGGTAGAAGACTTTGTGCAAGCACATACAGAGTTTTCTAGTGTTACTATAGGATCAAAAACACAATATAGAATATTTGGTTTTTCTAACAGTGTTACTAAAGAATCAGCAAAAGGGTTTATTGGAACACAAGTATTAGGTCAGCAAGGTGTTTCGTTTAATTGGTCGGAAACATCTGGCATACAAGCTAAAGTTGCACATTCAAGTTTGCGTCAAGGTGTTGAGCTTGTAGTGTTTGCTAACACAGATGGTTATGTTTATCAAATGGAATCAGGTAATAGTTTTGATGGCACAAACATAACAGCAAACTTTTCAACTCCATATTTCCCTATTTCAGATCCACGCTTGCGTAAAACGATATATAAGGCTATAATATATACAGATCCTCAAGGTTCATTAAGTGTTGATTTTAATTTAAAATTTGACTTATCTGAAACTGGGATTATTGAACCAAACACAATAACAATAGCAAATACATCTGGAACAACAGGAACATTTTTATACGGAGATTCAGGAAGCACATACGGAACAGCAAAGTATAGTGGTGCTACACTAAAATCTGTATTTACACAACAAACAACATAGTGTCTTTACAATTTAATTCAGAGTCAAGCAACCCCCCATACTCATTTGATGCTATTGCATTAGAGTATGGTCAATATGGGAGAAGGTAATGGGTACAGGTTACGCAAATAGAAACGATAGTTCTAATAATATAGCAGACGGTAATGTAATAAATGCATCTGATCTTGATGGTGAATTTGATGCCATAAAAGCTACGTTTGAAACAAGTGGACACACACACGATGGAACGGCAGGAGAAGGTGGGGCAATAGAAAAGATAGGCCCCGGACAACAATATAGAACAACAAGTACAGCTTTTCATCCTGACAGTGATGATGCTAGAGATTTAGGAACAAGTTCTCTTAAGTTTAGAGATCTATATATAGATGGAACTGCGTATATAGATGGTTTAGGTGAAGATATACTTGTAGCTACAGATAAAAAAATACAACTTAGAGATACTGCTATATTTATAAATTCGTCAACAGATGGTCAACTAGACATAGACGCAGATGATGAATTAGAAATTACAGCACCTATTGTAGATATTAATGCAAGCACACGAGTAGATATATCCACTGATCTAACAGTTGGCGATGACTTAACTTTAGCTTCTGATGGTGCTATTATAAACTTTGGTGCAGACAGTGACATTGTTCTTACTCATGTTCACGACACTGGTTTACTTTTATCTTCTGTAAACACAGGAAATCTTTTACATCTTAAAAGCACTGAAGCAGGGACTAGTGCAGGTCCTGTTCTTGTTATTGAAAGAGATTCGGCTTCACCTGCAGATGATGATTTAGGTGGGTCAATATTATTTAAAGCAGACAGTGATGGTAACAACTCTAGAAACATTGCAAAAATAACAACACAAGTTAAAGATGTAAGTAACGGAACTGAAGACAGTGAAGTTGTGTTTAGTAATATAGTTGCAGGAGCAGAAACAGCACAAATTACATTTGGAACAGGAGTGACTTTTGGCACAGAACTTACTATTAATTCTGGCATAAACATTGATAATTTTAATATTGATGGTACAACAATAGCTTTATCTTCTGGGGATATGACATTAGATAGTGCGGCAGACATTGTTCTTGATGCTGCAGGTGAACAAGTTATATTTAAAGATGGTAGTGCCAATATTGGTCATGTTGATATGACTGATGATAACCTAACAATTAAATCTCTTGTATCTAATAAAGATATGATATTTCAAGGTAATGATGGAGGTAGTAACGTTACTGCTTTAACTTTAGATATGTCAGAAGCAGGAGATGCATCATTTGGTCGTAATGTTACCATAGGGGGCAACCTTACAGTTAGTGGTTCAACGACAACAATAAATAGCACTGTAACAACACTTAAAGACCCTATTATTACTTTAGGAGAAAGCGATAGTGATGATAATAAAGATAGAGGTATTGAGTTTAAATACAACGATGGATCAGCTAGAGTAGGTTTCTTTGGGTATGATGATAGTGAAGCTAAGTTTACTCTTTTAACTCAAGCGACAAATAGTTCTGAAGTATTTAGTGGAACTGCAGGAACACTTGTTGCAAATCTAGAGGGCAATGTAACAGGTAATGTAACAGGCGATACAACAGGTGTACATATAGGTACACTAAAAAAGACAGCTAGTGACACAGCTTTTACATTACCTGCTAGTGATGGAAGTGCAGGACAATTTTTAAAAACTGATGCATCTGGAAATTTAGGTTTTGCTTCTGTATCTACAACAACAGCGTTAGGTACATCAGGAGCAGGTGGTGTGTCAGGTACATTAGGTGTTGCTAATGGTGGTACAGGAGCAACATCACTTACAAGCAATAGAGTTTTAACAGGCAATGGTACAAGTGCTATTACAGATGAAGCTAATCTAACTTTTGATGGTAGCACTCTTACAGTTGCAGGTGCAATAACAGCTTCTGGAAATATTACAGGTTTAACATCAGATAAAAGATTAAAAGATTTTAAAGAAATAATACCTTCAGCATTAGAAAAAGTTTCTAAATTAAATGGTTATAATTTTAATTGGAACGACACGGCTAAAAAATTAGATGCTAATATATTTGATGATGAAGATCAGGTTGGTGTGTCTGCACAAGAAGTTTTAGAAGTATGTCCTGAAGCAGTTAAACCTGCTCCTATTGACAATAATTATTATACTGTGCAGTATGAAAAACTTGTACCCTTATTAATAGAAGCAATCAAAGATATCAAAAATGAATTAGACGAACATAAAAATGGGTGTAAATGTAAATGACAACACAACTACCATCCTCAGGGTCTATATCCTTTGAACAAATTAGAAATTTTTATAAGGCAGCAAGTGGTTCAGTTAATCTTGATGAGTTACACAAAGGCGAATCCTATGTTCCTAATCCTGCTAGTTACAATGGTTCTTCATATCAAACAACTTTAGCAAGTAACGCTAACTCCAATGTTGGCACAAGTGGTTCAGCATTAGCCTTTGATGATTTTTATGGTGGAATGAAACTTGTTGCACCAACTTGTTCAGCAATAAATCCCGGATCAGGAACAAACTATGTAACCTTGAACGGAGATTGGACAAGAACTGGTAGTTCACAAAGACCTTGGGTAGGTCAAAAAAATAGTAGTAGTAATTTATATCATTCAGGATGGGGAATTAACTATTCAGCAATCTCTTCTGCTAATACTCAATATGAATCTCAACTATTTTTTCTAGTAAATCAGGCTTATGAAGTAGGTTCTTCTGGTACATTTAGCAAAATTCAAATGAATAAAACAGGTCAATACAGAGTTAATGCGGCTGTAAGTGGAGGTAATAGTCCTGCTGGATCACTTACAATCGGTGGAGCAGGTGTGATTAGTGGTGGTTTATCTAGTCAAACTATTGCTCATGGAGCAGGTTATTATGAATTTGATATTGTTTTTGAAGCTAATAAAAATATTGAGATAACTACATCTGGGTACGGCACTAACGCATTTGCTCTTTATATTACAACGAATTGTAATGCACCTGCTGATTACACTTCTAGTTACAATGGTGCTAATAATTATATGTTAACAACATATAAAAATTAATGGAAATTAAACTATGGAAATAAACCCTATACTATTTTGGAACGGAATACTTACAGTCGTAATAGCTCCTGTTATATGGGTCTTTCGTGGTATGTTTGTAGAGATAAAAAGACTTGACATACTGTTAAATAAAACAAGAGAAGAGTATGCAAAACGTGATGACGTTAAAGAAGACATGCATGTAGTAATGGATGCACTTCAAAGATTAGAAGATAAATTAGATAAGATATTAATAGGTAAATAATTATGGCAACTTTTAAAGCATTTAAACCTGAAGCTATGCAACGTATAGCACGTTCAATGGGTCATACAGGTGACATGAATCAGTTTGAAAACTTCTTGATGGCTAACCCTGAGAAGAGTAATATGATGCGAAACTATAATGCAAAGGCTATGCAGATGGCTGAAGGTGGTGTAGTTAGAAAGATGCAAGAAGGGGGTGATGCAGGAGATAATCAACCTATTGACCCATTTAAAAAACTAGATGAAGATAAAAAGACACAAAATATTACAGATTTTACTGTAGGTCAAATAGGAGACCCTAGCATACCTAAAGGAGGTAAGTTAGAACCTAATAAAATAGATGAACAAGACGATCAATTTATTGACCCATTTGAAAAGTTAGATGAAAATAAACCAAAAGTAAAAGTAGAAACAGGAGACACTACAACAACAGACCCTGCAAAAAATGTAGAAGCAGAAACATATGATCCAACAAAAGTAGGTGATGCACCTAAAGCTGAAGCTAAAACAACTGAAGTAACAGATGATATGTTAGTTAAAGCTGCTCAAGGAGATATGTCAGCAGAAGAACTAGCAACATATAATGCGGCACTAAAAGCAGGACAAGCAGAAGTAGCAAAGAAAGCTACAGTACAAGGTCAGCTAGAAATGTTAAGTGCTCAAGCTGAAGAAGGACAGATACCTTCTTATGCTACAGCAGCCGTTAGGGCGGCAATGTCAGCTATGGCATCTCGTGGTTTAGGTGCAAGTACTATGGCAAGTGGTGCAGTTTTTAATGCAATACTAGAGTCACAATTACCTATAGCAAAAGCAGATGCTAATGTATTTGCAGAGTATGGTTTAACAAATGCATCAAATGCACAACAAGTTACACTTGCAAAAGCTGCCGCATTGTCTTCCCTTAATATAGCTAACTTAAACAACAGACAACAAGCAGCAGTAGAAAACTCTAAAAGATTTTTAGAAGTTGATCTTGCTAACTTTGAAGCCGCACAACAAACAGAAATACTTAACACAAAAGCCCAACAAGATTTTATGTTATCAGATCAAGCCGCTGACAATGCATCCAAACAATTTAATGCAGAATCAAAAATGCAAACAGATCAATTTATGGCTAACCTTGCTAACAATATAGCACAGTTTAATGCAACACAAGTAAATGCTATGGAGAAGTTTAACACAGGTGAAACAAATTCAATGGCTAAGTTTAACCAACAGTTAGAAGATCAACGTGAACAGTTTAATGCACAGAACCAATTAGTAATAGAACAGTTTAATAAGAAATGGAAGCAACAGATAGCAACCACAGATAGTGCAGCACAAAATTATTCAAATGAATTTAATGCGAAAGCATTATTAGATATATCTAATACAGCATACAATAACATGTGGTCACACATGAGTGACTTAATGGAATGGGCATGGACAAGTGGCGAGAGTGGTAAAGATAGATTACATGAACTTACTCTTGCAGAGATTGATGCTAAATTACAAATGGATTTAAAACATTTAGATTTATCTGCTGAAGCAAGTGGTGCAATAGGTGGTTTTGTTATGGACTTGTTTACAAGTAAAATAGGTGGATCAATAGCAGGTAAAATGTTTGGTATACCTGTAGTTGCTGAATAAAAGGAGTATAGAAATGAGTACAGTAGGAAAAACAAAAGCAGCAGAGATGGCATATGCAAGAATACAGCTATTAAAAGCACAGATGAAACAAACAGATTTTAATCCTGCTGATGACTATAAAGGAACATTAATGCAAAGACCCCAACAAAGAATTATAAATAGAAATGAAACACTAGCAGCAAATAGAAAGCAACAGGAAATAATGAGAGTAGCTAAAATGGCAAAGAGAATAGAAGAAGGGTTTAAAACAAATGCAAAAACAAAGGTTTAGAGCACCTGTTCCGGGACAGGGAATGACAGCAGGTCTAAATAGTAGACCTTGGTTAAACCCACCTCGTTTCAGTACAGTAGAAGAAAGTTTAGAGTTTTATCTTGAGATGTTATCTACTCAAGAAAAGTCAACTAATTTATTTAGTGTAGTAAAAACAGGATTGCCATTAACAATTATATCAGAGTCTATGACAACAGGTGGTGTTATGGAAGGGATACATAGTGTAGACGTTGGGCTACTACTTAATCCTTTACTTGTAGAGTTTATGAAAGGAATGTGTGACGTTGCAAATATAAAGTATACAATAGATACAAGCGTACCTGAAAAAGATAGAGTTAATATAAGAGCTATAAGAGAAGTTATGGAAGAAGAGTTAAAAGAAAACGAACCTGAAATTAAACAAGCAGGTGAGCAAGTAAAAAAACAAACAGGTCTAATGGCTAAAAAGGAGATACAATAATGGGTTTTAAATTTATGCCAGCACAGGCACTTGGTGGAGCCGCGGCAAAAGGTTCAGAAAAATTAGCTGATAAAGAAAGACGAGCAGAGACTATTATTGATAGAGCCACTGAAAGGTTTATGAACAAACATGATGATTGGGATAGACAGTTTCAGCTAGATAAAAGAAAATACCAAGATGCCTATAATAAACTAAAAGGATTAGACCTTGATCTTGATAAGGGTCAGATAGAAATGATTTTATTAGGTGGTCCAGATGGAGCTACAGAATTTCTTGAAGCATATAAAGAAGATAAAACTAAGGCACAATATGATTACTTAAAAAATACCAAGCAACCTGCTGTTAGTGAAGCAGGTGTGTCTATTGATAGTGTACTAGGCTATAAACCACCTGAGTTTAGTTATGATCAAATGAATAAACAAAAGTTTTTAAAGAACACATTTCAAAGAAGCGATGATTATCTTGCAGCAAAAGAAAAAGATGACTTTGATGCTCAGGCATTTGTAGGTCTTGGCATTAAGAAAGCATCTAGTGCTTATGCACAGGGGTTAAATCCATACCCTGATGTAGATAAACAACTACAAGCATACTCACAGACTGAAGCAGGTAAATACCAAACAGTTGGTGGTTTTGATATACCAGCTTCCTTTATACAAAGTGGTGTAAGAAGTCAGTTGATAGGTTTAAATATAATTAAACCTGAGCAAGTAGAAGGTCAACTAGGTGAAGGTACAGGTTGGAAAGCTCCAAGCTATGATGCTATTCCTACTGATGTATTGATTGCTATGGAAGAGAGTATTGCACAGCAAGAAACACAAGCACTAAATCAAAAAGTACAGCGACTGAATATAAAACATAAATCAATTATACATCCTCTAGAATTAAAAAAAATTACAGGCGATCTTGACCAACAAACTATTGATAAAGCAGCGTCTGAGATTGATCTTAAACTTAAACAAAAAGATTTAAAAAATGCAGATGAAATAGCTGATTTAGTTTTAAGAGAACAAAAAGCTAACACATCATTTGCAGAGAATAGGTTAGAGGATGTAGATATAGACCAAGAAATAAATAATGCAGGTGCATCTTATGCATTTATTAAAAATAAATTAATTGGAGAAACTGATCCAACAATAATAAGTAGATTAACTACACAACTAGAAGAAGCAGATGGCTTGTACCAAAGTTTTACTGCCCTTAGAGTGGCTAAAAATCTTGCAACACAAGACCCAGTAACAGGTTTAAGAAACATACTTTTACTACAAAATGAAATAGAAACACGTTTAAAAGTTCGCTATGGTTTTGGGCAAGAGGATATAGTAACAGGAGGAGCAGAGCTACAAAAAGGCATTACAATGGGTGGCACTACAACTAGTACAAAATTTTTTACTAGAAATGAAAGTGGAGTAGAGAAAAAAATATATGAAGGCACTCCTGAGTTTACAAAAATTCAACAGAAAATACAAAATGATGCAATGAGTTTTCTAATAAAGTCTTATGGAAACATAGCTAGTGATGGCACATACACACCAAAAATACCTAATCAAGCATACGATGATTATTTTAATATTACTAGAAATTATATTCCTAATATAAATGAATTAGATGCTATGGAAATTTCATCCATGAGTGAAACAGAAACATCAGAAATTAATCAAGAACATTTTAATCTTATTATAAAAGCAATTGAAGGTGGAGACAGTAAAGATATTATAGTTGATTCAATAACAACAGACTTTGGAGTATCCTCTCGTGCAGAAGCAAATAAGTATTATAGTTTAGCACTTGACTCATTTAGAAAAACAAAACAAGCAGAAGATATTACTACACCAAAAGTAGAAACTGTTCCTGATGAAATTTTTATATATCCTAAGGGTGGAAAAAATGTTTATGAACTAGATAAGCCACAAAATTTAAGTGCAACTTCATCTGTTCTTACAAAGATTACACCACAAACTTTGGATTCAGAAACTATTAACAGTTTTCTAGCTGCCAATGCATACTCTATTGATAGAAGATTTTTTAGTATGATTGATAAAGGTCTTGATCCAAACAAATATTCACTAGAAGACTTTACATTATTTAATACTGATATTAATTCATTTAAACAAAAATACCCTGATGAAATTTTTGCTGAAGTAGGAAGAGCACAAGACTATGGTCAGTTACAAAGACCATCATTTATTAATGTGCCTGAAGAAGAAAAACAAAAAATGCGATTTAAATTATTAAAACAGTTCCTATCATTAAATAGAACCGACAGACAATTAAGAATGACTAATAATTTATTAACAGCAAAAGACACAGGGTTTGAAAACTAATGAGTATATTTGATAAGTATAGAAACAATGCTCAACAAACAGTAAGCACAGGTTCTGTATTTGATAAGTATAGAACAGGTTCTAAAACATCTACTCTTCCTGTTGTTAAATCTATTTATGAAGACACAACTCCTAATGCATTTTCAATAGAAGACTTTGCTAACGACACAGATAAAATGGAAACATTAAGAGAGTATCTGCCTAAAAGATTAGGTGAAAATGGTTTGCAACAATCAAATGAAAGTGATGAAGATTATGTAAAAAGATTTATTACTCATGCTAGAAGATTTGAAACAAACAGCATATCTATAGCAGGGCAAATTGATTATTTAAGAAAAGCAAAAGAAGATGATAGAAGAAAGTTTGGTAAGTTGTATAACTATTATGAACAACTGCCAAGTGCAGGACAAGAAGGTGGTGACACTGTAGGAAGAGCAACCAAAGATTATTTAAAAGCAGCAATACTTGATCCTATAAACTTGCTAGGTGTTGGCATAGTAGGAAGAGCAGGTTTAAAATTTGGTACTGCACTTGTAGGTAAGAATGCTGTGCGTGAAGGAATAAAATTAATGCTTCCAAAAACACAGGCATCAAAACAGTTACTAACAGGTGGAGTTACAGGTGGAGCTTTTGGTGCTGGTTATAATGTTGCTAGTCAAGACATAAGAAGAAAAGCGTATATGGATGATAAAACACCTGAGTCAAATATAGAATTAATGGATGTTGCTTTTGATTCTATAATAGGTGCAGGTGTAGGTACAGCAGTAGCAGGTGCTTTACCTATTATAGGTGCAGGTATACAAAAAGCAGATGAAGGTACTAGAAAATTGTTTGGGTTTAAAAAATCTGAGTTAGATTTTCTAAAGAAAATAGACGATGAAGATGTAGTAGCTACTGATCCTGTTGAAGGTCCTGCAATAACACAAGATCAACTTGATGAAGCACAAGAAAGAATTAATAATGCAAGACAAAGATTAAATCCTGAACAGGCAAAAGAAAAACTTGATGAACAAATTATAACTAAACAAGAGATACTTAGACAACCACCAATTGTAGATGCTAAAGTAATGGTTGAACTATCAAGAAAAGTTTCTAAGATTGTAGAAAATATAACTGAGGAAGAAAAAGCAGCAGGAAAATCAATAACACTTATATCAGATGCCAACAAAGATAAAAAAATTAGTGATGCAGTAACTGATATTGTAAATAATATAGACAGCATAGATGAAGACGTACTACAAGCCGCCTTGTCAAGAGAAAATATAACAGAAAACCAATTCTTAGATTTTATGTCTACAGTAGATGACTTTGCTTCAATGGAAAACTATACAATGAGTGAAGCAGGTAGAACATTACAATCAAAAAGTAATCTTGGAAAATTGCGTAAGAAACTATTGTCTATTAGCCCTGAATTAAAAGATAAATTAAATAAATTATATGGAGAGACAGACGAAGTAACAAGTGCTACAGGACATGGGTATAATTTACTAAAAAGAATAGACAGGGAAAGAAGAGCATTGATGGTAACACAACTTGCCACTACTGCAAGAAACGTAGCTACAGGTTTAACTGTTGTGTCATTTGAAACAATGGCAAACACAATGGAAGCTACTTTATATCACATGGGTAAAGCATTTAAAGGTTTGTATAGAGATGGCATATCTCCTGAAGGTATTAACACAGGGTTTAAAGATTGGGTTTCTGATAGTTTTGGACTAGCTTATAGTTTTGTAAGACAAGGAATGAGTGATGACATATCACAGTTTTTACTTCAAAATAATCCAAGACTTAATAAAATTATGTTTCGTACAATTGGAGAAGTAGGGGAAGACTCACAGCAACTAACACAGTTTGCACAATATGCAAACATATTAAACCTAGCACAAGATGCAATGTTCAGAAGGGCTTTCTTTGCTGATCATATAACAAGAAAACTAAGAAGAGCTGGTGTTAAACTAGAAGACTTAGCTGTAGACGGCACAAGTGTCTTTGGTAAAAAGGGTGGTAGTAAGGTTGAAGCAAAGCTATTAAAAGATGGCATGGAGTATGCTCTTAAAAATACATTTGCTTTGCACCCAAGAAAAGGAGATGCTGCATATCACTTTGTAAAGTTTGTAGAAAGATTTCCGGGTATGCCTATTATTGGTACAGGTCAATTTCCTTTTGCAAGATTTATGGCTAATGCTTTATCTTTTCAATTAAAGTATAGTCCTTTAAATGGTGCGTATGGTATATTTCAAGGAAGTTTTCAAGCAGGTGCAGAACAATTAGGTAAGGCAGTAACAGAAAAAGCAAAACAAGAAGCTCGTGAAAGAATATCTCAAGGCATGGTGGGTAGTGCCGCTCTAGGAACTGCCATATATTATCGTGCTAAGAACCAAGATACTGAATGGTACAATCTTAAAGGATCAGACGGAAGAAAAGTAGACATGCGACCTTTCTTTCCTGCTGCACCTTATATGATTGTGGCAGATGCTATAGTTAAATATGGTAGGGGAGATTTGGACAAGTTAAGTACTAAAGATTATTTGGATGGGTTTACAGGAGCACAGTTTAGGGCAGGTGCAGCTTCATATACTGTTGATAAGTTTTTTGAAGTAGTAAATTCTGAAGGTGGCATAGAATCAATAGGGCAAGAAAAATTTGGAGAAATAATAGGCGGCTATGTTGGAGATGTAACATCAGGGTTCTCAACACCTGCAAGAATTGTTAAGGATATTGTTGCTGCTTTTGATGAAGAAGAAGCAATAGTTAGAGACTCTAGTTCTATTGACGGAACAGGTATGAGAGAACGTGCAGTGAATGCTTTCTTGGCAAAGATATATAAGAACGCTCCTGTTCTATCTAAACAACTTCCTGAGTTTGAATCTCCAACTAGAGAGGATAAGATATTAACACAGTCTCCATTCTTAGGACAGGTTATAGGTTTACGTTTTCAAGAGAGAGATAATCCTGTAGAAAAAGAAATAACAAAAGCAGGAATAAAAAATTGGCAGGTGCTTCCGTCTACAGGAGATAAAGAAGCAGATAGATTAATTAAAAAAGAATTAGGATCAATAGTACAATTTCATTTAGGAACTATTGTTGAATCTGATTTTTATAAACAAAAGAAAAAAATAAATAAAGAAGTATTTATAAGAAAGTATTTAATAAAACTAAGAAAGTTTGCAAAGGAGGTTGCCCAAGCTAAATATGTTAACAAGGGCAAACCTTACACTCCTTTTGATAGAGCAAGATGGGCTAAACAAACAAGACGAGTTAGGAAATTAGCCAATCAATACTATGATACGCAAAGAGATGGTGCTACTGTAGAAAGTCTAGGAGAGTATAGACTAGGAACAGAGATAGGATTATTTCTACAACGTCTAGAATAATTATCTCTTATCCCCACTACCTCCTAGTACACCACGTTGCTTTCTATCACTTAACTTATCAAGATTAGATTGCATCAATGATCCTAAGTCTAGTTTTAAATGGTCAGCTAACATAGCACAGTACCATAGGACATCACCTATTTCCCCACCAAGATCGTGACTCTTCTTATTATCACGTATAACCTTCTTAGCTTTGTTAGCTATCTCACCTGCTTCACCAACCAACCCCAAACTTAAATACTCTAGAGCTTTATCTTTAGGAAAGATGGCAGTCTCCTTTGCTTTTGTTTGGTAGTCTGATGCTACCAATAGACATTTGTTTTTATCTTGCATAAACTTCCTTGCTTCCTCTTCTAGTTTCATAATTAATAACCTTCTTTAAACCTTGTGCAAATGCAGAATTAAATCCACGTAACCATTCTCTATACTGCATACTGTTTGCACTGTATGGTGGCACAAGAAGTTTGTTGTTGTAATCTACACCTCTATGAAAAGCACTTCTTCCTTTATCAAATTGTATACGCAGAGGTGCATCATACTTCTTTAAACCATGCCTACGTTTTAGCATTGGTCTTTTCCTCTAATTGTTTTTTAAGTGCAGTATTCTCCTGCATTAAAGTATTAAATATATTTAACAGCTTCATCTTTTCAGGTGATCCTATAATCATCTCCTGTACTTCTATAGCTGTCACTGGTTTTGTTTCTTCAGTCATAATATTCTCCTTTCTATGTTGCTACTATGTCTACGACTTCACACACACCTGCTGTACATGCGAGTTCTTTACTTCCTGCTGTGTTGTCTATGCCCTTCTCAAACTCTGAGAGCTTATCCCAATCAACACTGCTAGGCATTTCTTTAATTAATTGTTTGTACTTCTTCTTATCAATTGCTTGATAAGGAGCTTGTGCATAGGTATGATCACTGTGTGGTAAGAAACTTATACCTGATATATCATCAAAGTTTTTATATACCCAAGCTCCAACCTCTAACCAATCATCTTCTTTAACAGATATAGTTACAGATGGTTTATGTTCACACCAATACTTTTGAAAGGTAGCCCATGTACGTAACTGATCTATTGCTCCTGAGTCTGTCTCTGCTCCTTCAGGTGCTTTCATAGGAAAGCTAAACACTGTAGTGCTATCAGGCTTCATTACATCAGGTTCGTTAGGTATACCTGCAGACTTCATAAACTCTGTTAAAGGGTCTTTGTTGTCGCCACGTACAGTGCGAATGTAATACTCGCTGTATCTATTATGTATGCCACTTGCACTATCCACGAGTTGAGAAACAGTACCACTAGGTTTGACACAAGTGATGGCAGTTGATTGAGGTATACCCAATTGCTTTGCAAGTTTCTTGTTTGTCTCAATTGCTTTCTCCTTTAATTTAGTTAAGATATCACCTGCATATGTCTCGTCATAAACATACTGACCATCTTCCATATAAATAGAGTTGTAACTATTAAACAATTTACTATCCATGATACCTGTCAGCGACACACCAAGTAATCTTTCTTCCTCTGTATTATCTTTCCATATCTTACGTAGATATTTAAAGTCAGTAAGAGTAGCTTGTAATGTTCCTAATACTGTAGCCATCTCAACTTTTTCTAGTAGGGTTTCTTCAGTATCCTCTGCTCTAACAACTACCTCAGATAGATTACAGAACTGATAAGGTCTAAGTATAATCTCACTACAAGGGTTACAACCAAAGGCATGATCATTATCTCTTCTTCCACTCTTACCTGCTTGTTTCTTAGCTGAGTCTCTGTTAAAGATACCACGTTCTCCTGACTTACTTTCTACAAGAGATAACCATTCACGCATAAATGTTTCCATAGTTATCTTACCTCTGTAAGCTACACTGTTATTAGCAAGAGCACGTTGACCTTCATTCTCCCACCATTGACCTGACTTAGCATGTCTCATTTGGTCATCTCCTAGATTTGAAAGACTGATGAGGGCTGATCGTCTAACCCCACCAACGACAACTACCTCACCAATCTTGCACATTATATCGTGACATTCTATAGGATACAATCTTCTACCTGCCGCACCTTTAAATATCGCAACACAAAACCGATACAAATCTACGAGTGGTTCAGGACCTGATGCCCTGCCACCAAACGTTTTTAATCTAGCACCTGCAGGTCTGACATCTTCTACATCAAACTCAGGCACTTGACCTACATATAACATAGCAATTAATTCACGCAAGGCTTTAGCCCAACCTGAACGTGAGTCACCTACTTTAATAGTAGTCGTGCTATCTTCAAAGTGTTCATTAACTACAGGCATCTTGTCAATGTTCTCTCTTTCAACAGAGAAACCTACACCTGTACCACACATAAGTATGTACATACATTCATCAAAAGAACGAGGGCTATCAACAGGTAAGTAAGAACAGTTGTAACCTGCTACATGACATCTGTCTAATGCTTTACCTGATGTCATTAATGCTCTCATACTTGGCATCACATTTAAATTAACAATGCTTTCAAACATTCTATTCTGTAAGTCTAAAGATAAATCAAGTTTATTATTCTTTGATACGTGCTTTACAATATACTGTACGTATCTATCTACTGTCTCTGTCCACGTTTCTCTTCTGCCTTCTTCAGGTAGCCATCTAGCATAACGTGACAATGCAATAAAGTTTTGGTAATCTGTTGGTAATTTATAATCATTGTTCATCTTTTATCTCCTGTGTTACTCTCATTGTTTTAATTTTTACTCCATTGATATCATGTATATACTCACGAATACCATCTTCTAATTCCTCAGTTATATCCCCATCAGATGGTATAACATAATCCTCAGGGTCTACCTCTAGGTTTAACCACATCCTAACTTTTATTTGCATTTGTAATCTCTATTAATTTATTCAGATACCAACTTGCTTTCTCCAAGTCTTGGATTCCATCCTTGTATCTATATCTCCATATGTATTTCATTATATTGCCTTGAAGGTAATACTCAAAGCCTGTGTCTGTCGCAGCTTCTATGGCATCAATACACTCAATACCTTTTTGGTTATAGTGTGGTGGATGATTTACCATATCATCAACAAGCTCTCTGTTTTTCATAGTTTTCTTGCTACCTTCAAACTCTATCATCTCTTTTATTGTTGCATTCATTACGCACTCCCATCTGTATTTGTTTTAAAATCAAGTGAGATGACATTACCATCTTTACTTTTAATTGTCAACTGATCTTTTACTTTTGTATCTGTTGTATTTAATTCTTTTATAAACTCTTCTATCTCATACATCAAGTCTTTATCTACTTCCATCATAGGAACTATACTAGCCATGCATGTACACAAATGCATCAGAGCTTCATTGTCTATATTATTTAATCCATTTTCTTTTGAAGAAAGAATATTTATTTCTACCTGACCTGTCCAAGTTCTATTCTTATCTAAGCTAGGTCTTACGTTTATAATAAAGTCTTCTTCTTTTAAAAATTTAGTATCCATTTTTTTCATAGCTAACTCCTTTTTATTTTCCTACCTCTGTATGAGATAAATGTTTTTGTTAATCGTTTTCCTTTTTCTTTTAACCAATCTTCAGGTATAATCCTATCATGGTAACGGAAGCCATATTTTATACACCACTCAGCATAAGAAGACTTAGCACCCTTGCGTAGTTTTCTTTTACTATTTGTAAACACAAAGCGTATGTCTAACTTAGGATGTTGCTTCTTAATAGCTATATGTTTTCTTCTATCTGATGCAATAAACAAACCTTTTGTTTCTATTATTATACCATTGTCAAGTACAAAGTCAGGGGTATAGGTGCGATATGCAAGGTCTTCCCACTCAATCTTTAACTTCTCATAGGTAAAGTATACCTTCAAGTTAGTTAAGTAAGTGGCAACAGTGTCTTCCAAGCCACTCCTATACCCATTCTTTCGTGCTACTTGTCTAGCACTATACGCTGACATACGGCATAATTCTAGGCTCTTTAGCCTTTGACATTGTTTGTGGTTTCTCTACTAGAGTTGACCAACATGTGAAACGAAAGTCACAGAAGGAACAACCCTTACTTAGTATCTTATTGCCTGTAGGTTTACCTCTAAACATTTCGTCTTCAGCTTCATAGCATCTCTCAAATTTATTCTCATCAAGACGTTTAACCTTAGCCTTTATTTTATTTATCTCATCATCTAAGTTTAAATCAGTGGCAGGTATGTATTTAAAGTCTGCATTGTTTTTATTTATTACCCACCAACCACCTATCCTTTTCTTAGATGCCTTCGCATAACCTGCTAGTTGTCCTATGTAACCAAAGGGATCACTCTCTTTAACTGAGTCAAGCGATCTAAACTTATTTGTGTATGACCAATTAGATGCTGACTTGATATCATCAACTGCACCATCAATAGTTAAATCATACGTGCCTTTGATACTAGTCTTGTCATCAATGTCTAATGACACTTCGCCTTCGTCATCTTTATAGTTTACCTTTGACTCTTTTAGTATACCTTTAAAGACTGCTTCCACGATATCCCCTAACATAAAATTCATTACTAATTTAGCAGGGGGTTTCACTCGTGCTTCAGGTTTATTCTTTTCAAACCATAGTTGGCAATAGGGCTTACCTATATTAGACATTCGTAAACGAAACTTTGTATCTTGTTTATCTTTGCTAAACTGTTTCTTTAATGCGTCACGAATGTGTGACACAACCTGTTCAATTGTGTCATCACTCATGGTGGCAGTTCCCTTTATTGCCTTATCAAGATACCTATGTATCTTTAGTTCCTGAACTGAGTTCACTAAAAAGGTATCCCATCGTCTACGTCAACAAGGTCTTTGACTATATCTCTATCAGAGGTAGTCAATGTGTCAGTAGGTTTAGCTTTCTCATTCCATGCATTGAATATATAAGAATTATAATTCTCAATCCACTGCATAAAATTTGTAAAGTTATCTTGTGTGTCATCCTCTACGTCTAACATATCTTTGTTTAAAGATGCTGTCGGAAGGTAGTATGAATTACCATTAGGTAACTTTCTTTCTTCTGAACCTAACCCTATTGTGTACTGCACAGGAAGGTGCTTCCTACTTCCAATCTTTGAAATAGGTTCTCCCATTATTTTAAATGCATCTCTGTTGTCAACTTCCCATATGAATGGTAGGTTAGCAATCTCCATTGCATCATTTCCATCAGCATTAAGAACAGACCCTGCTGATAGAGTTCCAATCAGTACCCTCACTCTCTTGATACTCTTCAAGAGGTCTTTAGTTTTTGGGGGTAGTGCTTGGTAATCCTTAACATATCCTGCAGGTTTACCACAATTAAAACCACCCATATTATCTTTGAGGTCAACGTTTAAGTTGTCTGCCATGATAGTCTTTACATAAAAACCTTTGCCTGATTCAGGCTTTACAAACTTCTTATACATAAACCTTTGTACGTAAGGTCTGATTGTAATATCGTCAGAGTAAAATACACTCTCATTGGATAGATCATCTATCTTATAAGAACCACTATTGACTATAGCAGCCTGTGTTTTTTTACCCTTGACTTCAACCTCTCCCATAATAGGAGAGTGTTGTATCTTTAGACGAGCGAGTTGTGCTGTCTGTTTCTTTTGTGTCATGTCTACTCCCATGCCCATCTTCTGTGCCATATCAGCAAAGTTATTTGTATCTATATTCATATATATAAACTCCTTTTGTTTTAAGTGTTCTAGTTATATCAGCTAACATCTTTCGTGTCAAGCCAATTATTACCTATTTTTGCTTCCAATACTAATGGTACATTTAAATCTATTTTGAACTGTTTGTCAACAAGTATTTTTAATTTATCATTAGTATTTCTTATTACACCAAGTACTGAATCAATCTCATCAGGGTGTACATCTATTACAATACTATCGTGTACTGTATTTACTATACAGGATTGCATATCTTGCAGTTGTTTCTCTATCTCTAGCAGAGTAATAGGAACTATATCTGCTGTAGCAAAACTCTGTACAGGAAAGTTCTTTATCTGTGTGAAGTGAGTAGGTGTACCATTAAACCTTCTCTGAACATCAGGAAAAGCAAATGATCTACCTGATGGTGTCGTAATCCTACCTTCATTCAGAGCTTCCGTAGCCAATCTGGAATGCCAAGATGCGATTCCTTTGTACTTTTGCGTGAACTGTTTGTAATACGTTGCTTCAGCAACCGACCTCCCAAACCCTGTAGCTCCGTAGAGTGGGGCGAACGTGTGGGCTTTTGCTTCTTGCCTACTAATCTTCTGACCACCCTCAGTAATAACTTTGGCAGTGTAGTTATGTACGTCAAATCCATTATCTATCTCCTTCATTGCTACTTGATCTTGTGACAAATATGCAGCAGTTCTAAACTCTAACTGTGCAAAGTCAGCTTCAAGCACCTTACCACCTTCCCATCGTGAAACAAATACTTTCTTTACAGGAAACGTACCACCTCGTGGCATGTTCTGCATGTTAGGGTCTGCTCCACTAAACCTACCTGTGGCTGTGCGATGCTGTAATAATCTAACGTGTAGCTTTCCGTCAGACTTTAGGTTAGATGTTATACCTTCAACAAATGAAGATAAGTAACTATCTAATGCTGATAATCTAATTACTTTCTCTAAGAAGTTCTCTGCTCTATGCATTTCTTTCTGCCTAGCAACGGACTTTAAATATAAAAGACTTGTCTTACTTGTAGTAAAACCATTAGCAGATACCCACTTAGCATTAGGTGGAGTGAAACCCATACCTGCTAACTCAGATGTAGGTAAGAACTTATAACCTAGAGCATTACACTCTACACATTTGTTTTCATTTGCATAGGGTAGTCCATTCTTTCTAGTCTTTCTAATTCTACCATGTCCATTACATACATGACACTGTATAGCTTTAGTCTTCCTAAGTATCTCAGCCTTGTTTGTTATCTCTCTACGGAAGTCTTGCTTCGGCATGTGAGCATTGAATGTCATTACCCAATCATGTTTGTCTTTAGGTTTCCTAGAATATATCAACCAAGATAATTGCTCAGGGCTATTTAAATTAATAGGTGTGTCACCCATAAAGAAACTACTCTCTTTGTACAACTCTTTCTCTATCTCTTTCTTCTCTTGAGTAAATAGATTACGTACCTCATCAAGACCATCAACATCAACACTAAAACCAACACGATATATCCTAGCCAAACAAAGGGCAACACTATTAGTAAGAACAGTAGTGTCCAAAAGATGTTTGTATTCCTGTGAATGTAACTTCTTGTATATTTCATTTGCTAACTCCTGTGTTGCATGTAAGTCTGCTGAAAGATATTCAGATAGCTCATTAGGTGGTATGTCTGCCACACTGTAGCCCTTCTTAAAGTATTCTTTCAATGTATCTTGTTTCTTTGTATCAAGGTTATATCTCTCTGCACACATCTCTAATGATAGAGGTTGCTTCTGTCCTTCCTGTAAGACATACTCTCCTAGCATTGTGTCAAACACATCGCCATCATACTTAAAGTTAGACTCCCATAACCACATCAAGTCGTGTACAATATTATGTCCAATCAATACTGTAGCTTCATCAAGTAATGATTGTATCTTATTAAATACATTCTCTTCATTCATTCTATATAGATACTCTTGTCCATGCTCAGTCAGTATACCCACCATAACCAATTCATTCTTCTCCTCAAAGGGGTCAAGGTGTAGCTTACCATCACGAGTTTGGACAGTGTTCTCTACATCAATTGTTATTTTCATAGCTTCTCCATATGTTTAGTCATATATATGACAGCTTTCTTTAGTCTTGTCAAGTTATCTCTGAACGCACCAAGTCCTACATTACAATGATGACATACCCAACCTCTGAATGTACCCTTATCATGGTCATGGTCAAGCACCCACTTCTGTAACTTACGTTGGTTGTACATACCAATCTCCTCAATACCTCTGTCGCATATAGGACATTTATAATCTTCTTTAGGGTATGGGTTCTCTTTCTTTAATTGGTAAACCAATGTCATCTGCCCTCTTACACATGTTCTGCATGTTCTTTTTATTTCAGGTGCTTTACCCTTACCATAGTCTATAGAATAGAATTGATCAATAGGCTGTGTCGTCTTGCATTTAATGCATACCAAGGTATACCTTACTTCTATGTCTTTCTTTTCATGTCCAAATAAATCCCTCATGCTGTGTACCTAGCTAATAAATAATCTAACTCACAGTGTACGCTACCATGCCAACCTGATAATTTATTCTTGACAATGTTAAGATGTCTTTGTGCATCCTCTTCATCTTGTCCTTCTACTTGTGGGTTCTTAGCTATCAGTATCATTAGATCAGCTTCAGCTGCTTTACCTGTACGTGATCCTTCCATCATGCTTTGGTTAAGTATAACCTTACCCTCTGCTTCTGCACTTAGCTGAGACATATATAATATAGCACAGTTATATTGCTTTGCTATCTGTCTAGCATGTATGGCACAGGCTTTGAGAGCTTCGTCAGGTCTAGCATGACCTTTGTAGGTAGCAAACTTGTCACCCATATCTAGTACAACTATATCAGGTTCTGACTTCTTTACTGCTGACTCAACCCAATTCATATCAAGACCTGTCGTGTCCTTAATAAATATATTCTTACGTAAGGGTGCATATATTTCATTCGCTCTTGGTAGATTCTTTTTTACCTCATGTAAGTTCATACCTGTACCTGCTGTAAGATACCTTGCACCTACCCTATGATATCCTTCTTCATTACATAGGATAATACACTTAGCACCTTGCTCTGCAAACCCACCCGGACCTGCTATAAGACTAGCATGAAAGGATGTCTTACCTGTGTTGGGTCTTGCACCTACCTCAATCAGATGTCCAGCATTAATGCCTTCCACCTTTCTACATAGTGTAGGTATGTTGAATGTCCATCGTGCTTCTAAATCATTCTTGTCAAGTAAATTCTCTATACTAATATCATCCCACTCTATATTCAAGGTAGGTGTGAAGTCATCGCTGTATTGTTCTAATAGATTACGCAATGGTTCTAAAGAACTCTGAACACCATTGACATAATCAAAACCTAAGTTAGCTATGTCCTCTCCTATAACCTGCTGAAACAATTTAGACAGCACCTCTTGTGCTATGTCATCTCCCATTGGTTGTTCTTTCTTAACCTGTCTGAACATAGATATGTACGCATTCTTCTGTGCTGTAGTCATACTAGGATTACCTGACACAAACAATGCTTCTACTTCATCAGGTGTTACTGTCCTCTCATACCTCTGCATAGCCTTGTCTATGACAGACTTTACTTTCTGTGCATCCTTACTGAATAGTCTGTTAGGACACCTTGCTCCACGATGATCATCGTAGAACTTCTTGTTCATTAAACTTCTTAATAGTGCTAGTTCCATACCATCTCCTTTAAATTATTAATATCTATATCTTCTTCATACTTTAAGTCATCTGTTAATCGCAGTACCTTAGCAGTACGCACCCAACTTTGCAACTCTTTTCTTATTTGTAGAGTTTTCTGTAGTGCATCAGGGTCTAGTGCAACTACAACTGTATCAAAGTTATTACATATAAATCTTTTATGCTCATCTAATAAGTTTGTACCTAGTAATGCCACACCTGTGATGCCATGCTTAGATGCAGTACAAGCACTATAACAATCCTCTACTAACACACAACTATTGTCACCACCATCTCCCCCTTTACCATTCCAAGATACAAAGGGATGTCTGCTACTACCATATCTTTTCCATTTAGGTAATCGTTTATCTGTTGCAGCACCAATGGCATCTACAACTACACCCTTGTCACTATCTTTAATTAAGAACACAGCCCTATCTTCTTTAACATCATGTAAGCAATGGTCTTTCCATATCTTTTCTTTCCACGATAGTTCACCACCAATAGGATTGGTAAACCTGTTTGATCTAATTGGTACAATGTATTCAGGCAGTACAAACTTCTCATCTACAGTAGGTTGTTTAATATTTCTTATTTGATTTACTGTAAGGTTCACTCTTCTGTTACCACTAACTGAACAACTAGCTTTGTAACAATTGAATAGTATAGAACCCATACTGTTAGTGATAGTAAAAGTATTCTTACCACCACAGAAATGACAATCCATTCTCTTTGTCATACCTACGTCTACATCTACATCTCTTAATATAGTATCTATATCCATATGTTTAACATCCTTTCTGTTAACAGAGTTAATATCATATTTTTAACTTAATGGCAAGTACCTCATACGTAAATCTTTTCTAAGTGTGGGTGCTGTCTTGATTATCCTTCGTGCCACTTTAGAAAATCTAAACTTAGTGTATGGTACGTACTCACCTTTGATAGGTCTTATCTGTGGAGCAATGTAGTCTTGAAAACCAAAGTCATTCCTTTGCTGTTCTATTGTGTGTAACAAATGTGACTCCCACTTCTCATCTACATCATCCCAAGTCCACTCAAATATATCTTTGAACTCTAGTCTTGGTGGCTGAAGTTCGTACACAATTTGTGAAATAACACCCACATTTCTGTACTCAAATTTACTATATGAGTGTTGCAAAAATGCAACGACTTCAGCCCTTGCCCAAAGATTAGTATGCACGTTGCCAAGCAGTTTCATCTGAATCTAGTACATAATGTTCCCAATATTTTGGGCTATCAGAATTAGGGTCTTTCTGTGGTGAAAACCTTAGTGAGTAATGTAATGCATGTAACAACTCATCAAGCATAGCTATGTCAGATAGCTGCATATCTTTACACTCCTCTATATAACTAATAGTATTCTTTAGTTTATTGTGTAAACGTAGTAGCTCCATACGTTGCTCTTCTGTTACTAGTATATCTTTGTTGTCCAAGTTTACCTTGAATTGGTTCTTTGTATCTTTCATAATGCTACTCCTTTCATCCAAGTAGGTTGTTGTGTATATCTATATCGTGCAAATCTAGCTTTGTCTGCTACGTAGAAAGCACGATAGGCTTTGACAGGGTAGAACTCATCAGTCTTTAGTTCATCCATCCCACTAAAACATTGTGGGTGTTTAGTTAGCTTACCTTGTGGTAGATACTTTCTACCTGCTAATATAGAATGGTAGTGCTTACTTGCTCCATGTGTCTTGTGATATCTATCCTCATACTCCCATAACATATCAGCATATAGATTAAAAGCAAAGTTAAAGTTTGCCATTGTCTCCATAGCCCATAGGGTACAAGGATGCTTCTGATGCACAGGTTTATATAAGTTCTTCTCCTCTGCATATTCAGGTGCATGATGCCATAGTGTAGTGCATAACATCTGTGCTTCTTCTAGTGGCATCTTTACTACGTGCTGATCACACAAAGATTTAGCAATCTTTTTTGTTGTGTCTTCTATTATAAATCTATTCATAAAAATACTTATCCTCTTTCCAACAGTTAGGGTTAAAATATTTATCTATTATTCTTAAATTTTTATAATTACTTTCCTCTAAATCCTCTATCATTATATCCATAGGGTGTACAGGTGTGTTATAAAACTCTTGATAATTTTCTGTTTCGTAGTCGTAGCTTCTTTCAAACAATTTATTAAATTCTTCTCTTGCTATTTGTTTTGTAATTTTAATATTACTTGTAACTTTACTCATAATTAATATCCCATCTGTAAAATATGTGGTCATCTATTCTTGCTATGTATGTCTTGGTACTTGCCCAAGATGGTGTGACATAGTATGCATGGTAGTGTGTTGCACCCTCAACAAAGTCATCAAGGTTGCCATGATATACTCCATGTGCCACGAGCATTGACTGCTCCCATGCATCCATATCTCTAGGTGTATCACTCTTACCATCACAGTACCAACTGAACTGACACCTGTTCTTAACAGGGTAGTCAGGCTTCCAACTGTAGGTAGGTCCTTGCTCCACCACTTCACATATTGTGTTAGGGTATCGCTCATCATGCACTCTGTTCATCACTACTTGTGCTACTGCTACCTGTCCTATTAAAGATTGGTTCTTAGCTTCGTGATATACATTAAGTGCTAAACAAAATAGTGCTTCTGCTATCAACATTATCTTCTCCTTCTCATTGGTTTAAAGTTACCCTCTTGCCAATCAACTCTCATAGTCTGCCACTTCTCATCAGTCCAATGAGGTAGCATATTAAAGTTGGCAATAGACATTTTATGTACATCTCTGTACACATTACCTGCTTCACGTATCCAAACCCATTTGCGTTTGGTCAGTACCCAAGTCTTTCTGTATCCACTACGTGGCAGTTTACCTTGCCAATATACTTCATATAGCTCTGCATCCTGCCATCGTTTTGCTTTTGGTTTAGTCCACATTAGTATCTCCTATAAAGTTGGAGAGGGTAGAAGGAATCAAACCTTCATAAATGGATTTGCAATCCATCGCATAATCACTCTGCCATACCCTCATTATTATTTTATTCCTTTCATTATGTGTGCAATCACATCAACTGTCCAACCATTACCCAACATCTTGTATCGTTGGCTGTTGGACACATGATTAGTATAGTTGTCAGGTACAGTCTGCAATCGCTCACACTCTAGTGGTGTCAGCTTTCTCCATTGCATACCCTCAACAACTACGTTGTCTTTGTTAACAGTCGTGAGACAGTTTGATTTATCACTGTCACTTATCTCTAACTGTGTAGATAAAGGTAGCTCTAGTTGGTTATCTTTACGTGTACCATTCTTATCTAGTCTACGATTAACTATCCTACCAATAGCTACCTTTGGTTCTCTATGCCCACCCTGCATCGTGGTAAGTGTGGGTGCTTTCCCATTGGGTGAGTATATACGTTTGATACTATCAAAGCCTTTGATGTTATCAGCTTCACCTACTTGTACCATAGTACGTTGCTTACGTTGTATACTGTTCCACCACACAGCACCATTGTATCGTGCTGTAATGCAATGTGACTTACCTAGTTTGTTAGTCATAGCTTCATTAGCAATGCCATCTTCTAGTATGTCCTGCAATACTATGCCTTTGTCCTCTGTTGGTATATCAAAAGG